AAAGGCGTTGTTTGAGGGTGTTTGGGAGTAGATTCGGTGGCGTAACCCCTGGAGAACGCGATGAAACGACGGAAACCGAAGCTGAGGCCTGCCCTGGCTGAACGCCGGGAAATTGCGGTGAGGGAGGTCGAGGAGGACGAAGAACTGTTGCCCCTGCCACCGACGGTGGAGGAGCGCGCGTTGCGACGGGATGCCGCGAAGCAAAAGTTTGACGTCCCAGCCCAAGACCGTTTCCTGACGCTCTACGCGACGGGTGCTACAGAACGCGAGGCAGCCAGGGCAGTCGGCGTATCAGTGACGACCGTTCGACGCTTCAGGCGACGCGACGAGGCCTTCGAGGCACGGTATAAGGACGCCAGGGAGTTCAATACCGACGAGATGGAGGACACGCTGCGACGCATCGCTGCTGATGGGCACGTCACCGCCATCTTCGGCATCCTGCGTGCACGTCGTCCTGACGTATGGCGCGAACGCGCCCAGCTGGATGCGACGGTAACCAACGACTCGACGGCGAGCGCGGCGCTGTTCGCTCAGCTCATCGACGCACTCAACGGCCGCACGAAGCCGGCGACGTGACCTCATTCCGGCGCGGATTGCAGAGACTGGAACACACCCAACCGGCAGTCAGCGAAGTGGGGCGATGGGTCCCATAGGCATGCTACCTCCACCCAAACCTACCGAGCTCCCCAGTTAGAGGCGCCCATGAAACCTCAATCACCCACCCCTGAATCTTTCTTAGAATTTTTGCCCGGTTTCCCGCCTGAGGCGATCGAAGGCGCGTGGAAGGTCCTCACCCTCACGCAGAAACACCTCTTACTCTGGCGCGCCCGATGGATGGCAACTAGACACGACCACCAGGTTCCCCCGCCCGATACAACTGAACTTGGCGAACCCAACCCCTGGCACATCTGGCTCATGCTGGCCGGCCGAGGCTCAGGTAAATCGCGCGCCGGGGCTGAGTGGATCGGCTGGGAATCGGCCACTCAACCCAAAACGCGCTCCCTGGTCATCGCGCCTACATCTGGCGATCTCCGCGACGTCTGCTTCGAGGGCGAATCCGGACTCATGAACGTCATCCCCCCACCCCTGATCCGCAACTACTCGCGATCCCTGAACGAACTGGTCCTCCGCAACGAAACGATTATCAAAGGCATCCCGGCCTCTGAACCCGAGCGCTTCCGAGGTCCTCAGTGGCACCGCGCCTGGGCAGACGAACTCGCCTCCTGGGACATGGGCGGCGGCCAGGACGAAGACGCCTGGGACATGATTGCGTTCTCCCTCCGCCTCGGGATCAACCCCCAGCTCTTGATCAGCACGACCCCGAAACCCCGCCCGCTGATCAGATCCCTGCTCAAACGCAGTGACGTCAGAGTAACTAAGGCGAACACGTATGACAACCTGCAGAACCTGGCTCCGACGTTCCGAAATCAGATACTGCAATACGAGGGGACCAAGATTGGAAGGCAGGAGATCTACGCTGAGGTCCTGGATCCTGAGGACGAGGGCGTGGTCAGACGGAGCCAGATCAAGCGCTGGCCGGCGGATCGGCCTCTGCCCGACTTCGAGTTCATCGTCTACTCGCTGGATACCAGCTTCTCTGAGCAGCAGCACGACAGCAAACGCGATAGGACCGACCCATCTGCTTGCAGCGTCTGGGGCGGCTTTAGGTATGAATCTAAGCCGGGTATCATGCTGCTGGACTGCTGGGAGGAGAAGCTGGGGTATCCTGATCTCATCAAGCGCGTCAAACACGAACGCGACGCTAGGTATGGGGGAAATGATAAGCCGAGGATCAAGCCGATGTACGGGCCGATCCAGTCGTACACTTCGGGTCGCAGCCCAGACCTGATGGTCATCGAGGATAAGGGGTCAGGAATCAGTCTTCGACAATCCCTGGCGGCCGAGGGGATCATCACTTATCCGTATAACCCGGGCCGCGCCGATAAGCTGACACGTCTGCACATCGTCAGCCCGCTGTTCGTCCAGGGGTACATCTGGATAGTCGAGTCGGACAAACGACCCAATCAGTTCAGGTCCTGGGCTGAGCCGCTGGTCTCGCAGGTGTGCAGCTACAGTGGCGAGGGGACGACCTCACATGACGACCTCTTGGATACGACCACGCAGGGTCTGCGCGTGATCAATGACAAATGGCTGAGGGCTATTGCACGAGCCCCAGTGAAGAACCGCCAGGACAACGTGATAGATTTCCCCGCTACGAACCGAGGCAACCCGTACGCCGCCTGATGAAGTTCTCATTCTTCAATTCCCTCGATCCGCACGCGATGCGGTTACTTTTGCTCATCAACGCGAAACAGGAGATCATAATGGCCACACAGAACGAAGTTATCAGCAGCTTGAACGCCGTCGCGGATCAGCTGTCGAAGGCCCTCGCTGAGATCCTCGCTGCCGTCGCCGCGCAGCCCGACGCTTCGCCGGAACTGGTTGCTGCTGCCGACCGGCTGGCTCCTCTCGCGCAAGCGCTGGATGACCTGAACGCCGACCAGGTCTGACCTGCCAGTCCTGTGACCACCCAGTTCCTGCTGACCATCGCAGGCTTCGGGCTGCTGTTCGGGGTGGTGTGGATCATCGTTGACTGGATCGACTACTTCGACCGGATGAAGGATAAGTGAACCAGGTCCTACAGCACGCCGTACGCATGACGCTGTGGCGCGAGGCTGATCGCTACGAACAGGAGCAAGCACATGCCCGGAGCCTTTCAGAGTCTGCTAAACGACCTGGGGAGAGCGCCCCTGGACCCGAGAGCGTTAGCGACCCAGGATCAGCGCAGCGATCCGCTGGTCTCGCAGCTGGCGGGCTCGATGATCCCAGGGGTCAACGTAGCGCAGGACTACCTGCGTGACCCGCAGCACTTCAACGCGGCGAAGTCCGCCCTCGATGCGTTGATCTTGGCGTACGGTGGGCCAGAATCCGGGTTCGCTGAGCATGGGGAGCGCGTGGCTTTCAACGGGAGTTCCGATGGCGCCATGCAAGTCCTGGGGCCGATTGACAAGGGAACCCGACTGCCGCAGGTTGGAGAGGACTTCCAGGTCGTTGGGATCATCAAGCACAAGGATCGTCAGCTCCCTCACTATGTAGTGTCCAACGGCCATGAGCAGTACATCCTGCCCATGGAGTCTGTCAGCAAGCTCCCTGTCCCAAAGGCTTCTCCACCGATGGCGAGATGGCCATTTCAGTACCCCTCTGGATTCCAAGAAGTGGGTCTCATTTTACCGGGTAAGAAATGATGTCAACCGAAGCCGAAATTCTCGAGCAGATGATGAAGGGCGGCGACTTCGAGGAAGTCGACGAAGACCCGGGCGAAGTCGAGGACACCGAGGATGGCGGGGCGATCCTCCACATGGATGAGGAACAGGCAGCCGTAGGGGAGTTCTACAGCAACCTGGCTGAGGCGCTGCCCGAAGACGAGCTGAACACGATTGCTACCCAGCTGACGGACCTGGTAGCGAAAGATCGCGAGGCTCGTCAGAAGCGAGACCAGCAGTACGAAGAAGGCCTGAAGCGAACTGGCCTGGGGAACGACGCTCCGGGTGGGGCTCAGTTCGACGGTGCATCTAAGGTCGTCCATCCAATGCTGGTCGAGGCGTGCATTGATTTTGCCGCTCGAGCGATGAAAGAGCTGTTCCCAGCGTCTGGCCCGGCGAAAGATCTGATCCCGGGCGAGCAATCTACTGAGAAGGTGCTGCGAGCGAAGCGCAAGATGCGCTATATGAACTGGCAGATGACCGAGCAGATGCCGGAGTTCAGGGACGAGCTCGAACAGCTGCTGACGCAGGTCCCGATGGGCGGCGTGCAGTACCTGAAGCTCGTGAGGGACAACCAGAAGAGACGCCCCGCGGCTGAGTTCGTCCCAATCGACGATGTGTTCTTGCCGTTCGCGGCGACTAGTTACTATACGAGCCCGCGTAAGACCCATCGGCAGTACCTGACGCGGCACGAATACGAGCGGCGCGTTCGCAATGGGATGTATCGCGATGTCGATCTGGCCGGGGCGCAAGAACCGACGGACATCTCGAAGGCTGATAAGGCCAATCAGAAGATCGAGGGTAAGGAACAGAACTCGTACAACGAAGACGGCCTGAGGGAGGTCTACGAGATCTCCGTCGCCTACGAACTGACGGATGCCCTGGTCAACACGAAGTTCGAGAGGAACCCCCAGGAGATCACTGAGGAAGGCCCTCGGCCTTACCTGATCACGGTGGACGTATCGACCCACCGCGTGCTGAGCGTCTATCGCAACTGGGAGGAGGGAGACGAGGCCAGTGAAGAGCTGATCTGGATGGTTGAATTCCCGTTCGTTCCCTGGCGCGGAGCGTATGCCATCGGCCTTCCCCACTTAATCGGCGGCTTGAGCGCCGGTGCAACGGGTGCGCTCCGCGCCCTTCTCGACTCGGCGTTGATTGCGAACTTCCCCGGCATGCTGAAGCTGAAGAGCCAGATTGGCGGCCAGAACCAGCGCATCGACGCGACCAGCGTGACTGAGGTCGATGGCGGGCTGGCTCTAGATGATATCCGCAAGCTGGCGATGCCGATTCCGACGAACCCACCCAGCCAGACGCTGTTCCAGCTGCTGGGGTTCCTGGTCGAAGCTGGGCGCGGCGTCGTGAGGACTACCCTGGACGAAAGCGAGCACAACGCGAACGTCCCAGTCGGCACGATGATGGCGCGGATCGAGCAAGGCCTGATGGTGTTTAGTTCAATCCACGGCCGGCTGCACCATGCAATGGGTCGGGTGCTGAAGGTTCTGCACCGGATCAACTCGCTGTACGTCGAGGATGAGGAGATCTTCAAGGAGACCGGCGAACAGATGGCGTTCGCTAAGGACTTCGATGGGCCGATGGACATCATTCCGGTCAGCGATCCCAACATCTTCTCCGAGATGCAGCGCTTCGCCCAGATGCAGACCCTAGCGCAGAGGGCGCAGATCCTGCCCCAGCTGTACAACCTGAGGAAGGTCGAGCAGGCGATTCTGGATCGGATGCGAATCCCCGAGCCAGA